ATCCGAATTATTCAAAAGTCTTACCATTTTATAAATTTTACCTTTTGTTAGTACATCATCTTTTAATATTACAGCTTTGGCAACGGCAATGCCATTTTTATATAGTTTTACTTCATCATTGGATAATGCTGTTAATTCTTTATCATTCACAACAATAATAGATGGATAAGCACAATGAAACTGTTTTTCTTTATTGTCAAAAGTTTTAAATTCAAAATCGAAATTATCAGATGTATATCTCAATCTATGTGGTAGTGATTCGATTTCATAAAATGGAATTTCACCAAATAAGGGTGAATCGTTTGCAATCTCTTGCTTAAAAATATACACCTTTCCAGTTGATAAATTTCTAGTTTTAACATTATTAACAATCACCTTGCTAATGTTTTGTAAATTAATAATTCCAATATCGAACTCACTTTTTACGTTAAAGTATCCGTTTTCTATTTGTGCATCATTGTATAATTCCAAAAAATTATAATCGTTTGATGAATAGAAACCATTTACAGAAAAACCATTACAACCATATGAATAAATAACAGGATTGCAATATTCTGAATAAATATCTCTGATACTCACATTATTAGCATTATAGATATACACACCTTTTTCACAATGTTCTACATCTGCATTATTGATAGAAATATTCGTATTTTCAGTAGTATCAAAATCAGATGTGGTTATTCTAATACCATTTCTAACTGAAAAACAGTTAAACATATCAATACTTATGTTATTACAAGCACCAGCAATATACAGACCATTTTGGTTACAGTTTTTTAATCTAATCATATTGAATTTAGTGTTCCAGCAATGATTTACAACTATTCCAGATTCGAAACCCTCTATAAATATGTTTTCAAACTTCGAAAACGAGCAACCAGTATAAGGGGATTTCAATGAACCTTTTATATCAATAGCATAATTAGAATTGTCAAAATCAGCTTTTATATTGATATTTTTTATGTTTAAATATGCGGACTCTGTTTCGGCATCAGAAATAAAAACTGGATTATCTGTTACGGCATGAATAAATGTTAATACTTCACTAATTCCAATCACGCAATAATAATTTTTCAATGTAATAGGTTGGTTTATATAAAAATCACCTTTGTCCAAATAGACAACTCTTTTTTCTAATAATTGAGCTGTTATATTTTCATAATCTGCAACCCCTGTCATATCTCCACTTGGTTTTAAATACTCCATTAGTAATCACCTCCTATTCTCAAAAGTCCATTAACACATTTTATAGGGTAATTAACTAAATCTTCCTTTAGTGAACCTACCTGCTGCCGCACTGCTTCACCTGCAGTGTCGTATGTCGTGCCATCTGCTCCTACGCGAATGTCTTTTAATTCTGCGTCCCCTGTTGTAGATCCGGCCGGAAGTTTTGCCAAATTATCAATCCTCTTTCGCTCCACATCAATCTCTGCTTTTCGCTCTGACTTCTCCGTAGCGTCTGCCTGTGTACGTTCACTCTTTTCTTTTTCGATGGCAGCAGTACGTTCATTCCTCTCCGTTTCATCTGCTTTTTTTCTTTCGCCTGTCTCTTTTCCACTGTTAGACAGCAGCTGCTCTATAAGTGTCTGCTGCTTTCCTTCTTCATCATCCGGGAATCCCATTGCATCAGAACATTTTACTTTTTCCTTGAACGAAATTAAAGCCTTATCCTCGTTGATCACCCTGATCTGGAGTTCATTCATACCAACCGAGAAGAATTCTCTTCCTGGTGTGAATGAAATCACGTCACCTTTCACATCACATAACTGCGAGTTCGGTTTCTTCATTTTCCTGCTGTACGAATATGCGACAGCAGCGGCCGTAGCAGGAATGTCAAAATCCCTTACCGTGAATTCTATACCTACCATATCCGTCCCTTTTGTGACTTCTATCGGTATTTTGATTGTATTTCTGAGTACGTACACATCTCTTTTGATTGTATTCAATTCGTTTTCCTCCTTATCCTGGAATCCATCTAACTATATATACCCCTTCTGGTTCTATTGCTCCACCGCCTCCAGGCAGTCTTAACACATAGTTCCAAGGATAGTTATAGTAGTTCCTTACATAGATCTCTTTTCCAGTCTGATCACCTGTTGCTCCTCCGGTAGCTCCACCATGCTCATTCTGACTTGCATTAACAACTTGTCCATTCCCAATGGACATAGCTGTATGATGGACCGTATTCAGCAGCACATCTCCGCGTTGTATGCCTTCACCGGTTGTCAGATTAACACTGCTCGTCACATCCTCAAATCCGGCCGCAAGAAAGACATTATACATCGTCCCTGTAGCAGGTGTGTATCCTGGTCTTGTATTCAAGCCTGCTTGATAATACGCCCAGCATACGAGGGATGAACAATCATAGTCCGGTCCATCTCTATGCGTCTGATCATATCCATGACTATTATCATTTGCTATATTAATCGCCCACTGGACAGCTGACTCAACAGCTTTCGAATTGGTATCATACTTACTTAGCAAGTTATAATAATATCTTGCCTGTGACCTTCTGGTCGCTTCTACTTCTACACCTGCACGTTCGAAGTTCTTCAGAAATGCACTCGCCAACCATTCCGGTGTTTGGCTCGACTTTTTAAAAGCACTCCAGGACAGATTATATGCTGATGTTGCGATCCATTGCCCAGATGATCCGGATAATGCATCTATCCAATACAACTGTCCATTCGGATCTGTAATTCCATATCCATTCGCACTCGCCCAGTTTGTATAATTCGTAGCCGGTGTCCATTGCACCAGTCCAAATCCGCCGGAATAGTTTCCTTCTTTCAAACTTTGCCATACTCCCGGATTCAGCCATGATTCCGACTGCATATTTCCGCATATTCCAGCTATCGCATTTAATGTCCATCCTTTTGCTGAGAAATATTTATACACTTCTACCGCATTCGCATCCATCTGACTCTGGCTTAATACCATGTTTCCTATCGTCCATGCCATCAGAAGTCACCTTCCTTTGTGCGTCCGCCAGTTATTCCACCAGCTGATACATCTATGTACGTTCCGTCCGAGAATTCAAGTCTTCCGGTTTTTCCTGTACCGTTCGCAAATTGGATTTTAGGAGTGTCAATGTATGTGCAGTCTTTCGTAAGTCTCAATATCGTTTTTGCATTTGTTGCATCCGTTGCTGTTCCTCCAATTCTAAAAGCCAGCATCGGTCCAACTCCATTCGGATAATTCGCATAACTAACGTTAATATTATTGCTCACAGCTTTGTCGGAAAACATGAGTGTGCCTTCTTCCAGCGTCACTCGTTTATTCATCGTTTTACCATCGGATATATACTTTCCCCAAGCATACACACCATCCTTATCCAGCCTTACAATTTCATTTCCTTTCGCATCCAGAACCTTCGCTATTCCATTGGTGTTATTATCTCCTCCAAGTGTCAGCGTACCGCCTTTGATACGATCAGCAAGCATTGTTCCAGCAACTATGAAATCTGCAATAAATCCTCTACCGGTCCCAAATGTACTCCAGTCCCAATCTCTTCCGTCTGCAGTTCTCTTGGACGCAATCTCGAATCCTAACGTACCTAGGCACATTGCTCCATACGTTGCTGATTCAGGATCCAAATCTTCAAACAGTATGGCTCTTACAGACTGCTTTTTCGCTATAGTTGACTGCGCTTTCATCTGTGCTTTTACTCCATTGATGATACCCTGCACCTGTTGTCCTATTAACGTTCCATCTTCCCTTATGGCCTGCTCTACACGGTTCATTACAGAAGATACATTATCCAGGAAGTTATACTGGAATTCTCCGAGTGTAACAGATGTAATCTCATTCCTCACAGCATTCCATTCCAGCTCAATCACACGTGCGTCTGATGTTATATCCAATTTGGAATGGTTACAATGTACTGTATCTCCAAGAGATACTTTCTCCAGGTCCTTCACATCCGCATATAGCTCTGTATTCTGTAGCAGTTCCATGCTTACTGCTATGGTCACTTTTGGCTTGTCTACACCCGATTCATACTGTTCTTCACATTTCTTGCTCAATGTAGCTTCCAGCTGTTCCTGTGTATCACAGACAGTCACACCATTAGCCTCATCATCTTCGCTCGCGTCCACACGCATTTTCACATCTTCGAAAGTGATAGTTCCATAATGCGCTGTTGGATATTTTTCAATTAACGGCGAATCTATCCACGGTTCATCACCCTGCATCATGTATCCGTTATAAGCTTTTGGTACAATCCTGGTTACTACTTCGGACATATCAATAGTTTCAGAGAATCCGTCTTGAACTATGTTCTTTCCATACAAGACCTGGACTCCATAATCACCGCCAACCCTTTCGTTAATTGTTACGGTATAATCGTTATATAAGATCTCCCCGCCCCAGCGATTTATAAACGAATTATCATCATTTCCATTAATCGCTTCGATCAGGTTCTTCGTCTGGTAATAAGCTGTTGACACCTTCTTAATATCCGATTTCGCATGATATCTTGCATTCGGTGCGGTCATGATATCTAATGCCTGTTGACCTGTCTTTTCGGTTGGTCTGACATCGACCAGAAAGCACTCCTCTTTTGCATCCAAAAAAATAGGAGTAAGTTCTGCACTTACTCCTGAATCATTCTTCTCTTTGCTGTGGATCCGGAAGAGTTGATCACCATTGAAAGACGGCATTTTCACAACCGCATTATCAACGATGTACTTCCAGCGACCTTCCGGATCAATCGGATGTTCCATGGTTGCCGTCCATTCTCCATTAAGGATCACATGGATGGTTGCTTCTTCCGGATGTAACGTCATATCTCCATTATGTTCGTAGTCTGTGTTATCCGGACTATATACTTGTATCATAAGCACCTCCAGTTCGGAATTATCTTCAAATCGAATCCCTCTGTTATAGTTATCTCGTTTTCTCCCTCCTGCAGGTACAGATCATCATACTTTCCGGATACCGCCGTGTTGCTCAGTGTCTTATCCTTTCGATAGGCAAGCTCCCGATCGGTGTCTATCGTGATATTCTGTCCCACATCCGCTGTCATCGTTTTCCCATTTACCGTCAGTACGCATTTGCCCTCTCCACTAATTACATAGATCGGATGCGCCACTTCATACGGGTTATATCTTACGTCTTCAGCTGCATGTTCATTTTGTCCTTCCAGGAGATATCTAAGTCCATCTATCGTTGTAAATTTCGCTTTGAAGTTACAAATCCTTGCAGTTGTATGTTCTGCATCTTCAAGCTCTACTTTGGACACCTTATAGAAATGCTCCGGATCTGTACTGAGTCGCAATCTTCTGTAACGAGCTGACAGCCATTTTTTCACAGCTCCCCACCGTTTATCCCATTCAGTTTCATCGCAGATGAAATTGAACGGTATTGTGATATCAATTGATTCATAGTCTCCATATGTTGTATAGATAGTCCCGTCTCTCCCTGGAATAGTTACTTCTTTTTCTCTTCTTTTGGCTGTTGGAATATCCGGAAGTTCTTTTGCATACACTCCCATAGCCGAACCAAGCATATTGTTATATTCTACATCCAAGATCATGCTCCAACGGCTCCTTTCTTCCATTTAACACTCTGGGACATTTTTTTGATGATTGCATCTACTAATACATCTGCAAGCTTTTTATCTCCTAATTGGATATTATTTTCGACCGTAAGAGGTATTCTTGACATAGCTTCAGCTATCATCTGTGCAAGTACCTCATTGTTCCCCTGGTTCTCTTCCCGGATATAAGATCTTAACAGATCTATCGGCAAAACAGCTTCTTTTCCTGCTTCTCCTCCACCCATCAGGCTATTACCATTAGTTCCAAATATAGTCGGGCTGTTCAGGATTCCTCCCTTTGCATACCAGTCAACTGAGAACTTAGGTGTTTTTGGCGGTGTTAAGCTGAATCCACCTTTTATCTTAAAATGTGGTAGCTTGATCTTAGGAAGTTTCCAGTCAAAACTTAAGAATCCTTTGATTGAATCCACTACACCTGCTACAAAGCTTTTGATTCCTCCGAAGACAGCATTCACACCATTCCTGAACCATTCACATTTATTGTAGAGTGTCACTAGAATCGCTATTAATGTAGTCACTGCAATCACAACCAAAAGTACTGGATTTGCTGCAAGGATTGCATTAAATGCTCCAAATGCCGTCTTTGCTTTTGATATAACCGGTGCAACTTTCGCTCCAACACTTATCACCGACGATATTCCTCCCGACACTTTACTAACTATGCTAAATACCGGTCCTAATGCAGCAGCAAGTAGTGCACATTTTATGATCATCTCCTGTGTTTCTGGCGATAATGAATTCCACGATTCTATCAAATCTTTCAATATCGGTGTTACTACTTGTAAGCATTCCGCCAATACTGGTCCCAATGCATTTCCAACATCAAATCCAGCATCTTTCAGTTGATTAAGCGTAACCTTAAACTGATCAGCTGGATCTAATGTAGCATTAAAGGTATTCTCTACACTTCCCAGGTTATCGTCTAACGATGCTCCCAAATCTTCAAAATTTAATTTCCCATCCTTGCAGAATTCCGCAAGAGTCGGACCCGCTTTTGAACCGAACAAATCAACTGCCGCATTATATGCATCCGCTGATGTTTCTGCATTCAACATTGTATTCTGAAGTTCTGACAATGCTTCTTTCATCGTCTTCCCTTCTCCCGATGCATTTGTAAGTGCTTTTTTTAATCCTGTCATTACAGCCGATGTATCAACACCGGATGTTTCGCATTGTCCCAAGAATGTAGCTGCATCCGCCGCAGACATTCCCAATTCTTTTAACGATGCTGCATTCGTTACCATTAATTGAGATAACGAATCCATAGATATTCCTGTATCTTGTCCGACTTTATTCATCGTATCCAGCATAGCTCCAGCATCTTCTGCACCTAAACCAAATGCTTCTAGTGCTTTTTGCACACTGTCGATGGATGACGACACATCTGTATCATTAAGAGATGAGAACTCCACAAATTTCGTAGACAGATCTTCCAGCTCTTTTCCAGTTAGATGAAATCTAGTATTTACCTCTCCAACTGCAGATCCCGCTGTTTCAAAATCTGTAGGAATACTTTTTGCAATATTCCGTGCAGAGTTCTGCATTCCTTCCAATGCATCGCCTGTAGCTCCTGTCTTCTGCACGATGATATCCATACCTTCATCAACTTGACTCCAGGCAGCCATCACACCGCCTGCTGCCGCTGCCACTGGTGCCGTAACATTCTTATTGAGACTGCTGCCAATCTGTCCGGTTTTTTCACTAAAGCCTTGTACCTTTTTCGAATAGTCCTCTAATGTAGCCGCGCCACTTTCTAGCTTTTTATTTACATCTTCTAATCCACTTTTGTAGTTGTTCAAAGATGCTTTCGCATTGTCCAGCTGTTGCCTCGTTTTCGAGATAGCCGCTTCATCTCTTGTCTCTGCACTTTCCTGTGCTTTCAGTATCTCTGTTAATCTATCTACTTTAGCTGTGTAAGCTTCCGTCTGATTCTGCAGATATTCCTGTGTTGCCCGCAATTTCTCAGCTGACGATGTTCCTTTATCCCATTCTGATTTTGCAAGCTTAAATGCAGATCTATTCTCATTTACAGCATTATTTACTTCCGACAGAGATTTTTTAAAATCTACCGCTCCATCCGCTTTAAACGACAGTCCTACACTTTTTAAATCATTCGACAATACTTACACCTTCTTTCTGCCTTTCTAAATTTGTAAATACTTCCAGGCATTCATTAAAAAAGATGGGATCCGAGTTCCAAAATTCTTCTTCACTCATTCCCATCTTTCTTGCGCACACCATGTATTCCGCCCAGTTTATCTCGATTTCTTCTTCTTTTTCTTCCTCGATTTCTGCGGATACGAGTTCTTCGCCTGCTCTTTTTTTTTATATTCTTCTACCTTTTTTTCAAATTCATCAAATAATGTTCTTATTTCTTCCGGATCCATTGGTGTAAGCATCATAGCTTCTTCTTCATCCACTTTCAATCCGTTTGATCTGAGAATCACATGGATCAGCTTTGCAGCTGCTTCCATATTTTCCTCATCAGAAAGGTTTTCTCTTATCTTTCCGTTTTTTCCAGTCATTAATTTTGCCAATCCATCTTTCTGGATCATGTATAATGTCAGGAAATTTACTTTTACATCCAGTTTTGTGCCATCCGTTAATTTTATGAGTTTTCCATTCATTTTTTACCCTCTTTAGGCAATAGCTGCGGCCAGTCCTTCTTTTGTCAGAATTGGCTTTGCAAAGAATTTATCTTCCGTCAATCCTTCTGGAGCTGATCCACTTTCTACTCTCGCCACAATATTCCCCGCTTCGTCAAATGGATATGCTTTAATCTTAATAGTATCCGTCTGATCGCTTGCTTTTTCTTCTGATGTGGAAATATCATCAGATTTTTCTATAAGTTTGCATTTTGGATACCACTCAAACCTATACCCACCATTTCGCAATTTTACGACCTTTCCATATGCAAAGAATGGTCTTTTACTGTTTCCTCCAGAAAGGATCAGTCCTCCTACATCGACCGTATCTCCTTTCATTCTTGCAACTGTATCTTCCGGAAATGCAACCACTTCCACTTCAATATCAATACTTTTAGTCGGTGTATCCGAATCATAGACCTTTCCTGATGCATGAGTATCACTCGTTTCCGCATTTTCTGTCATCTTTACGGTTTTCACGACTTCCGTCTTTTCAACTGATTCTTCATATTCACCAGTGAATTCTTCGTCTTCATTACTACCAAAACACACATACTGTGCTCCGACCGTCTGTTTCATTGGTGGTTTTCTCGTTTTGATCATCTTTTTTCCTCCTATCCAAATATTTGTTCTGTCATTTTCTTATAATATTTTTCTTTGTTCTGTTCAAACAATGGTACAAGATGTGCTTTCTTTGGCATCTTCTTTGTTCCATGCTCTACCATTGGTCCATAATACTTGCCCCATCCGGCTTTTATTTCATTTTCTTCACGTTTTAAAGCAAATGAATCAACCAGATGTGTGTATCCTGGTTTGCTTATTTCACTTCGCGGTTTTGGTAATTTCAGCAGATCATTTAAGAATTCTTTAGCTCCTGCTTCCACTGCATCCAGTGCTTTTTCTGCAGTTGCTTTTTCTGCATATTCTCTTATCATTTTTTCAAAGTCATCTAATCCTGCATCAAGTACCTCTATCCCCTTACTCATATTTCATCCTCAATTGTTTCAATCGCAAAATATGAATGCCATATTCGATCCTCAGCTACATATTCATGCGAAATAACCGGATAGATTCCTACTTCATTAAGCTTTTCCCTTAATTTCAGTAGTTTTTCGTCTCTTGGTTTTTTTGCATAGAAACTTATCTGTCTTGTAACTTTGTCTGCATATCTTCCTCCGGATGTTCTGACATAATCCCATAAGATTTCCCAGTAATCAATTCTCGGAAATATTTTTTCTTTCTTCAGGTCTACGGTGATTCCTTCGTTAACCGGACATCCTGTATCATGCAAGAGGTTACTCAGTTCCTTCTGTGTCATCTTCAATAACCTCCCTGTCTATCGTTGGTGTCTTAAGTGTCAGCTCCGTTTCTTTAAAGCCGTCTTTCGTAGTCACATGCGCTGCATTGTAGATTTCATGCTGTGCTCCATCAATCATGCAAATGTAGCCACTGTTAATTCTCCTATATTGTGGAATACTGATTTTCATCGTTACTTCTACGCTCAGAGAGGAAAGTTTTGCCCTGGTGGTGTCGAATATAGACAACTCTCTGTACCAAACCGGTGGCAGATCTATCTTTTTAATTTTTTCTTCCGGATAATCTTCCACATTATCGGTTTTGATTTCATAGAATTCTACTACTCCATCTGTGTATTCTGGTAATTCCACGCTTATGCCTCCGTTTCCATCTGCCACGTTGTTATAATGCTTCCATAATTTTCAAAAAACTCACTGGTCTTGTGATAGAAAGCATAATACATATAGTTTTTCAGTAGCGATCTATACAGCAGATCTTCTGTGATACTGCACCCGGAATTCAATTTTCCCAAGTGCATTTCTCCTTCTTTTGCATAGTTCTTAAGTTCCGAATCAGGATGGTATGGCGGGATTTGATAATCATCCCGCATTTCTTTCACAAGTGCATTTAATTCTGCTTCGTTCATAATTCAATCCCGCCTTCCGTAGTTCTTATACAGTTTTTTCAATAACCGTCTGTGTAACCGGCAGCACGTATTCTTCCAGTTTGGTCACATCAAAGATAACTGCCACATTGTCGTCGACCGCACGTCCGTTTGCGTAGCATTTGGCAATGATCAAATCTGCATCCTCCAGTGCCTTCGTCTGATCATATTCATTTACTCTTACTCCTGTAGTACCCATTGTGTAGTATCCCTCAATCGTAAACGCTGCTTTTCCTTTCGGGCAATTTGCATCCGGGATTTTTTCAATATCAATAAATGACTTATTTACATAACCGCCTGTCAGTGCTTCTCCGAACATACATGGATCTACATATTCTGCCTCATCCGCCGGATTGCAGATCAGGTACAGTTTGTCTACCACACGTTTTCCATCATTTGTGAGTGTTTTTCTCGTTTCAGCAAGTCCTTTCGGGCTGAATTTTGTGATATTGTTAACAACCGTCTTTGCTTTGTTCGTTGCATCGCTGTTCGTTGTTCCAATCTGTCTGAAGATTCCAATCGGTGCATTCTTTCCATCACCATCCAGGTATCCTTTTACCAGTCCATCCTGCATAGCTTCTGACAAGATAGCCATGAAATAGCGATCCACAAACTCTAACGACAGTTCTCTGATTGCTTTTGGAATAACAAGATATGCAGAGAGCGTATGTAATTCAATGTTCAGTGCTGAAATTTCCGCAGATAATTCGCCAGAAATCTCCTCTGTAAGTCCATGCCAGCTTGCAGCTCCGGAATGTGACGCAACAATCCATTTTTTTACATTTGCTGGTGCCATGTTTACCAGTTTCAGAATTGGCGAAGCCTTTTTTACATCATCTAATGTTCGGTCGATAATCTCTGTCGGAATGATATCGATCTGTTTTGCTGTGATCGACTGTCTGATATCCTTGAAGCTTTCGTAGAATTTCTTTTCTTCCTGTGAAAGATTTCTGAGTCCAAGCTGCTTTTTATATTCAGCATCATGGCTTGCTCTTTCTGCTTCTGCTACAACCTGCCCGATCAGCTCTGCATGCGTTGCTTCCTGGATCATTTCAATCGACTGCATAATCGCATCTGCTTTCTGATCCGCCGGAGCATCCTCCAGTAACTGTTTAACTTTGTCTTTTACTTCCTGTGATAAGTCTTCAATTTTCATTTTTCGTCTCCTTTTCTTTCTGGTGTCAGAATCTGACACCGCATTTTTGTTAGCTGTTTTTACCGTCAAAAAAAGCACCCCATCCGGTGCTGTCTTCTTTCTTATGTTCTTTTTTATGAGTCAACTGATAAAATTCTGCCAGTTGTTTCTGATGCTCATTCCTGGTGTTGATCCGCTGCCTGAGTACTTTATTCTCATTCACTACTTCCTGCAGTTTTACATCCGGATCTTCTTCCTTTGGCGCAACTCCAATTTCATCAATCAAGCCATATTCCAGAGCCATCTGAGGAGATAGAGTTGTGGTTTTATGCATCATTTCTCGCAATTCATCTTCTGATACCGTAGCTCGCTGCATGAACAATGCAACACAGCTATCCATTGCCACATCCAGATTGTCCGCTTCAGCTCTTAAATCTGCTGCATTCCCGGTAACGGTTTCCCACATATCGTGGATAATGGCCGTCGTTCCCTGCCCCATAATTCTTTTGTCACATGCCTGAAGAATCGTAAATGCGATAGAATGGCATCCTCCCATCACGATTCCAGTTTTATACGATCCATGCTGCTGCAGCATATTGTAAATTGTTGTTCCCTGATCTACACTTCCACCATTCGAGTTGAAATAAATCTTAATTTCTTCATTTTCCGGAATTGCATCCAGGAGTTCTTTAAAATGTTTTGCTGATGTCTCTGAATCCTCATACTGCCACGTGTCCCAATTGAACGGACCTGTTTTTCTAATTTCATCAAAGATGAAGATTTCATGTACATTATCAATTTGCTGGAATCTGTACACAATATTTTTCTGTTCCATAGTCTTATCCTTTCTTTTTATTTGTTATTTAACGGATAACTCCGAGATAATTGGATCACCTCCCTAAGCTGTGTTAACTGGTTTCTGCATTCGAATTGTCCTCCTCTCCTGTAGTGTAGTTTTTCGTCAGTGCTCTTGCCTGACTGAACGGTGTATTTAGTACCGGATATCCCACCATCTCCCGGATTTCGTCAAAATTCCATCCATTAGATCTCAGTTTATCCAGGTTATTCGCACTGTCCACCACATCCACGTGCTTGAATCTTGCAAGCCATACCATCACCCGTTCATTCTTGCCTGCATAGTCTTCCGCACCTACAAGTTTTGCTGTCAATTCATCGTTTATAACTTCTGCAACCGATCCGACTGCATACGTGATGAACTCATTTGTAGCATCACTTTTCTCCGTAATGTTCCCGTTAAATACTGCTTGGGGAATGTCGTAAGCTTCTGCTGTTGCATTATTAATTTCCTCTTTGATTTTTATGAGTTCTTCAGCTTTTGTCGCTGTCTGTATACCAAGCTGCTCCAGTGTAATTCCGTTTGATTCCGTAATGATAGCAAGGCTCTTTGATTCCAATAGTTTCTTTAATTCTTCTGTATATTCTTCTTTCGTGATCTTTTTATCACTTTCTCCGTCTTTTCCTCTTCGTACAAGATTAAGCTGTCCTGGTACTTTTAATTTGAATTTTGGTGTATTTGCAATCTGCATCATTGCATTAACAGAATTTGCTGTTGTTTCGTACTGTGATAGCACAGAGTTCAAGAGCACTCTTATCTTCGAGTTGTCGTATCTTAAATGAATTACATCTCCTGACAAAAATGTTTTAAACAGGGAATATTGTTTTTCCGCTGCTTCAATTGTTATATTACTATACAGTCTTCCAGTCATTACGTTATCCGATTCCTGGAAGCTCTGCGCCCGGTAATATTTCTCTCCAATCCGGATTATCACAACCTCCCCTTCTCTCAAAAGCTTTTTTACAACTTTTGTCCAGAAGTACGTCCCATTCTCATTATCATTCGGCTGCACATTAAGTCTGTACTCATATTTTCTTTTATCTTCGCTCTGTGTCTGGATCAGAATATCCGACTTTGCTATAGCTTTTGCTATCATGGTTTCCGCTTTTTCCACTGCCAGCTTCGCTATATTTAGTTTTTCAAGCTCAATCGTTATCGTTTCCGCAAGCGATTGTAATCCATTATTTTTGTCCCGAAAAAAAAAATCAAACATCGTTCCTCCTACTAAATGTAGATTACCTGCATTTCTATCTCATCTTTGCTAAACATGGCCACATCAAAAGCCATGAATCCATCATTTTTCCTTAACTTCGGTTCTATCTTTCCGAATGTCTTGTTCCCGTATTTATCCTCTGTGACGCTCGTATTATTTGTGTACCAGCGCATAATAGAAGATGGTCCATAATTAATCAGGTGCTGACTGAATAGTGCCTGGATTGCCGGTGCAATAATTCCCGTTGCAGATGTAATCTTTCTCACAAGCCTTACTATTCCATCTTTATTTTTCTTGTCTTCAACCGTCAATCCCACGGCTTCGAATGCCATTTTGAACAGATTGTATCGGTACGTATCCATTGTAATTTTCTTAACCTCATAATCCTGCATCTTGTCTAAGCACCACGCCACTATAGTATTCACATCTATGACTGGTCCTGGTACTACTTCGTAATCCTCGAACTCCGGTTGTCCCATATTCTGCATTATTGGGAACTTGATAGAACTCAGGAACGGAGAATCTTCACAGATCCATGTATGCTGTCTCCAGATGTATTCTCCAGTTTCATAGTCCTTGGTCAGGATTCCTGCACTTGCGAAGTCCCGCACGTCCGCATAGTCAATTCCGATAATCGCCAACTGTCCTTTCGTGTTCTTAGTGATCCTTGGAATTTTCTTTTCCAGTTCTTCCCTTGTCTCTCCTTCGTAACATGCCCGTAGAATGTTCTGCCACGTCGTGACCGTTTCTTCTTCTCTTCTGGCCGGAAGGTTCATTCTCTTTGTCAGGAATTCTGCTCGCTTGGATGGAATCTTTTTCTGCTCTAGGTAATCATGCATAATCTGATTTGCCAAGATTGGCATGTATTCCAGCGATGGGTTGGCTTTATGCCAAGCATCCGGATCATCTACCTCTTTTAGATCATCAATCTCACAGACAAATGGAAAATACCCCAGCGGGTTTTCTCCTGTTTCCAGAATTTCCATACACATTGCAGATATTTCATCTAATGGACCGTCTCTGACATATCCATCTGTCGTGATAATGAATTCGCGCGAATGTTTAACTTTTCCAAATGATGATTCAAATACATTAATCTGATCATAGTTTTCATACGCATGAATCTCATTGAGTACTAGGCAACCGGTTCTTTTTCCATCCTTTGTTTTCGCATTAGATGTGTTATATTTCATCTCAGCACCGGTCACAAGATTTGAAATCAACTCTTTTGTGACTGAGAATTTACCCTTAAACTTAGGATTATCATGTAACATGTCATATGCTACCTTGAACGTATCTTTTACCTGATCCTCTGAGTTTGCCACGATTTCAACATGGTAATTCTTTACTCCGTATAACGGTGTTTGGAAGAAATTCACCAGCGGGACAATGAATCCGTCTTTCCCATTCCCTCGTCCCTCTTTTATGAAAAACTTAGGAAAAACCGGAATATCATCCTTGTACATGAATGCAAATGCATATATGAACTTTTGAAACGGGAATAATTTGTAGTAATTGCTTTCGCAATACTTAATGCAGTTTCTATATGTTTTTTCGTCAAAAAAAACATCGTCCCGCTTTAGCAACGGCTTTACGATGTTTTTTAACAGTAATTTTCTTTTTTTATTTATCCAGTTCGGATGTTCTTCGGCATATTTGAGATAATAATCAATCTCTTTACAGATAACCATCTGTAGGATTCTCCGGCTCTGGTACCGGCTCTTTTAACTTCAGATCTGCCAGGATCTTCAACATAGTGGCCGTAGTTTTCTGCAAATTGACAACGCTTTCATTCGCTTTTTCCACCGTTATTCCATTCCCGTTCACGGTCTCGTATCTCAACCCTTTGCTCTTAATATCTGCTATGAGTTTCTTTTTCAACGACCAGTAATATATATAATCATTCACTAGATCCATGTAGAATTCTGCACTCATTCCACGTAGTTCCAACTGTCTGATCAACGACATTTTTACGTCTTTTTGTGTCAATTTGCTCACCTCTTTTCGCTCAAATCATGCCTTTTCGTAACTTTTTTTTGCTAAAAAACACGGGTTTTTATGCCCGTGTCAAAAAATTTCTTCTTAAAGAAATTTAAAAATCTGATACCCTTACCCTTTTCACGCGAGATTTCCATTTTTCTCCGGAGTCATGGCCACATCCCCGTTCTCCACCCGCAAAAAATTCGCTGAGAATTTACCCGGGGGTGTTATAAAAAAATTGAGAGCAGCTGTGGACTCGAACCACACATGCGACGGCTTGTACCGCCCGCTTGTCACCCCCTAAGCTATGTCTACTCTCATGTAGCTACCATCTTTCTTCTGTCAGTCTCTTCTTCCTCTTTCTTCTTACAAGTGTGTGTCTGTTATGCCGTATATCATGGCACGTATGGCACAGACCGATCAGGTTGTCATCATCCAATGCAAGTTCCGGATGTTCTTTCAGTTCCTGGATATGATGTACTTCTGTTGCTCTTCTTACCTTCCTATCCTCTGGTGTTAATCGTATACCTTCCTCTACTGCTTTCCTTATTCGGACTATGCAGTCCTGGCATTCATTGCGATCCCTTATCAGGATATCTATTCTTTTTTTCTTCCACTCCTTAGAGTTGTAAAAATGTTTTGCTTCTTTATCCGTCATTACTCATATAGCCTGCGCATCCCTGTTCTGCCGGACAATGTTCTCCTCCATTCAGTATCCAGTAATACAGACATCCTTTATTCTTGCACGTCTCCATATATCCTCCATAAAAAAAGATGGCTACAATCTTCCGACTGCTGCCACCTTCCGGGTGAGTATTTGTATCCTTCCAGTTACTTCCATCTCTTCGTTTCGCTTTCAGGACACTATCATAGTATCATATACTTAACTGCCATTCACTGACATTTACTGCCAACTTTTAGGAATCTCCAGTTTTCTCAATGCGATGCTGTGTGTGCGGTACACTTCCCTCTGACTATACCCCACTTTTTTCGTCACATCCCACCATTCCATCTCTTTTATGTAGCGATAATACAGCACGTCTCTTTCTCGTTCTCTCTGCAGCTTATTTATGCATCCCATGATCTCTACATAAGATCTTACGCTTTTCGTTTTTTCTTTTTCTATTTCCTTTTCCAGTCTTTCTTTTTCTGCCATATATCCAGACAGATCTCTATCCACACTGCTCCCATGTGGCATTCCATCATTGTTTTTCATAGATGGGTGCAACTTCATAGCCTGCAGCTCTACCAGCTGTTCCTCTAATCTTTCCCGCTTATGTACATGTGCACGATAGCTTCGCAGATATCTTTTTTTAATAATCTTTTCTTCATCGTTTCTTTCCATCGGACTCTCCTTCTTTCTTCATTCTCTTTCTTATCGCATAAGGTACTTGATGAAACTCCTCACTCGCCTTTGCATCCGGTTTCTTGCTTGCCAGCATATCACAGTTGCTTCTGCCTATTCTTCTTTCTATCTTGCTTGTCCTCATATCATTTTCCTTTCTTCGGTGGTTTCTCTACTGGTGGTCTTGTCCGGATCACGCTCTCGTTCATTATCTTTCGTATATCCATTTTCATATAATTTTCAATTTTATCTGCGCAGCTCCTACAGTACACATCCTCCGGACTATTCGCTTGTGTTAAAGTCTTCGACAGGTTATAGCAGAATTGCTCTGTAGTCGCTCCTGCTCTGTCACATTCAGCATTTATATTTATCTTGTAATACGTTGCTCCCGTCGGCATCCCACACCGTTTGCATGTTCTTTGTTTCGTCATATCTTCCTCTTTTTCTTCCGGCTCTTTCTTGTCATCCGTAATCTCACGCAGCTGCTCATCCGCACGTGCTGCCATTACACATGCGCTCCAAACTGTAAACAGCACACAAATTATTACGATAACAATAAATATTACTGTCTTATCCATTCATTTTCCTTTCAAGCAGATTCATGTACATACTCTTGTACACATCCCTCTCAGCTATCGCTCTGATATACTCTTTATCATTCCCATATCCTTTCTCACGCTCCAGTTCATTGTATCTTTCTGTCTCTTCTCTGAACTTCGCAAGAATTCTATCGGATGTTTCTTTTTCCTTTGCCAGTTGCTCCTCCAGCTGTTTAATCCGTTCCAGATCAGCGACATTATTATTCTCTGTAATGCCAAGCGTCAGCATAATAGCTTCATCAATTCTCTGCATTTCTTCTTCTGTGCACGATCTAATATATTCTCCGATTCTTTCTACATTCGTGCCATATATCCTCTCACATAATGCTACAGATGGAACTTTACACATCACTTCTACGTGTGTAGGTGATTGATCTTTTTCTTTCGTTGTCATTAATATCGTGTATACGTAATCTGGATTTTTCTCCAGTACATCATTCGGTGTTATGATAATCACTGGTGTTTCATTCCCAACTGTGTTTTCTGTATAAAAAATATCTCCACGGTACATATTCATTACTGTTGCCCCCCTACATTCATAATTGCTTTATATGCTGTCGGATCACTATAACCAGATCCGTTTTTCTTCAGTTCGTTTTTTCCTGTTATCTGTCCTACCATAATGCTTTCCTCTTTCTGCCTTTCACATATACTGTGCATTCTGCTGCCGGCATACCTCTGCTATGCCCTTCAACCGCTATATAATTACATCTTCCTAGTCCGACTCTTCTCCCTCTGTAAATACAGCTCTTACACAGATGTCTGTCTATATTTGTCCGCTTTTCCGGATTCTCAACTTTTTTTGTCACGGTTGCTCCTTTCCCCTCCGGCCGGTGCCGGAGGAAATTTATGTTGACTGGTTGCTGTGATACAATGCCAGCGGTACAAGCTTATTTATTCTTATATTTTCTCTGCCAGCCAATCCAGCAGTCGAATCATTATCTTACACAGCCACGTCCTTTTCAATTCTCTTTTGAGTTTATTTGTTGCTTCAATGAATTCCTGACTGTCTTTTTCTTCTTTCTCTAATTCTTCCAGTGTTCTCATTATCTCGTTCCATCTCCTTGTACCTCTATTACTCTCGGTACGTTTATACCATGATTCCGCAGTTTTTCTGACAGTTCCCGCAGTTCTTTAACATAGCATTTAGCATAGTATTTTGTATTTTTCATTCCTGCAGGTACATCTGGATACATCCATCTTTGATGCGGGTAAATTATTATATCGTCTTCGGATTTCATAAGCGTCTTAACTTGATGTGCTAATGTCCTCCCCGTGTTTCTGCCTTCTATCTGATATCCCAATCCTCTTGACAATATATATTCTTTTTGCCATTTCTCGAATTTAATTCCTAATGCGCTTTCGATCTCTTTCAATCTTACGATTCCCTCTGTTTTTCTTCTTTGTAGCATTTTATCCACCGAATATCTTGTCATATGCTCTGCTCCATCTACATCGTCTTCGTTTATTCGGAATCCGGATATTTCTTGATTCTTTACATCTTCAATCTTTATTAATATCCCGCCTAATGTTCCTCTCGTATCTTCCACGCATACTTTGAACTCTGAACTTTTATCGCCTGCCATTTGTTCTATTGCTCTTTTAACTTTTTCATAAATTCCCTGTTTTACTGTTATGTGCATCTTCAGACATCCTCCATCTTCATTTTTTCTAAAAATCAAATACAACTTTCGGTGCTTTTATAAAATTCACACCGCATTCCTCTGTGTTTTTCTGTTCTATCTTTCTGATCAGCTTCGTTATCTCATCGTCCGTATCTTTGCAGTATGCATATCCATCTGGTGCATAGATACCTTTCATCTTTCCATTTATGTAATCCAAGACTGTTTGATAGCACATATGGTTCTCTCTTCCTGCTTCTCTTGCCGATTTATAGAATGCTACAATTTCACCATCCCGGTTTATTTTTGCTACCTTGAATGCTCTTCCATTCAGCTGGCTTGTTTTTTTGGATAATTCACTTCTGGTCGTTACTCCAATGTTACTTAGTACATCATCGGTTTTAATTCCGTTTTTATGATAAGTTACATATCCTTCTGGAAGATCTCCGATAAATGTGATTCGCATCAGGCTCATAACTACCCATTCTTTTCCACAGAGCTTAATGAACCGTTTTCCTTTTCTACTTTTCTTTACATACGGATGCAGTTGTTTATAGAACCCGTACTTCAATCTCTTTCGGACGTTCCCCCAGTAATTGATCTGGTACAATCCGTCATATCCTGGAATGTCGTACCAACCTTTCGGATCTACGTTTTTAATTCTCATGGATATCACGCATTCTTCTGTAAGTTCTTTAAGAACTCGACCAGATACGTCTCACTGTCTGTAGCGTTCATGTATTGCTTATCATATGGCTTTCCAATTGCATATGGTTTTTTATTTTTTTCTAGTAGGTGGAAATAATGCTCATCCTCTTTCTCTCTACCATTCCAAGCATTTATACGATCCAGATACTCCGCAACTACAAGCCTGCTGCCATCAGCGAAATCGTATTTGTAGTAGTTCACATCAATATTCCGATCTGTGTACCATAATCCCCAGTCTTTATAGTTCCTTAACCACTCTTTTCGCTGATCATTGTTCTTAAACTTTGGAAGTTCCGGCTGCTCCGGTTCTTCTGGTGGATTCATCACCGTATCCAGATCGTGAATATATCCGGCCAGTGCTGCAACTAAAATCTTCTGTTTTCGGACCCTGATATCATTTTGACCAAATTCTTTCTCAGCCATCTCCAGATACATCCAGGCTTTCTGATTCTCTTCCCTTGCAATATCGATATCGGTTTTCTCAGATACTTCTTCATACAACTCTGTTGTTTCTGGCTCTGATGGAATATCAACGTTTCCCGATTGTGCGACGTCGCACACTTTCTCACTCGACTGTTCTTCCTCGTTTTTCTGCTGTGCCTCTTCTATTGCGACTACAGTCCACATGGACTGTATGGCTGCTGCCAGGTAGAACCAGTCGCAGTTACCCATGTACTCATTATTTTCTGACCATAGTTGGATATAATCATCGAACAAATTAATATGGGCTATCCTTCCTCTAATTACGAAATAATAGGTTCTGTCTTTGCCTTCACAGAATTCCCGTCTGATCAGTATAGGACTTGTAGTCACATTCATAACTCTGTTCGGATAGTTCTCTAAGAACCAATTCTTGTGAAGCTTTATAAATTTTCTTGCAAATGCATTTAAGTATTCCCACACCTCTTCTGTCGGCTTCTGCAGTTCTACTTTTATTTCTTCTGTCTGTTGTTCTTCCTGCTCCGGCAGAACTTCCGGAAAATCTTCCACGCTCATCCGACCAGAAAGCTGCCTTTCTTCCACATCAGATACTGTAGTGGTGTCATGCGTTTCAATCTCTTCCGTTGTTTCTTTTTCTTCCGTTTCCTCATATTCTTTCTCTTTTTCACTCTGATCAGAATTTTCTTCCTGTGTCAGATTCTGACACGCACCGTCATTCACATCTTCGATGCTCAGCTGTCCATCAATTTGTTCTTCTTCTGCTTTTTTCTGTTCTTCGGCATATCCTTTCACATCTTTGTATGTCAATCCTTTTTCCCGGTGGTGCTCCAGCATATCCTCCTGTATGTCCTCAGACATCTTACTGATCTCGTATGCGGCCGAGAATGTTAATCGTCCCTCTTTTAATTCTTCTGTGAACTCCGGGATCAGTTTTTTGTTGATCGACTCAATCTGTCCGATCTTGGTGGATGATACCTGCATCATGTTGGCTATAACATCCCGCAAACGTCCGCTGTCCAATTTGTAACCATGAAGTGTCAGTCCATTCTCTTTCATGTATTTCAGTGTTTCTTCCAGTGTCTTCTGCTCTTCCAGGATATCTGCTACCGTTTTATTCCGGTACGTATTTGCTATGATTAACTGGATCATCTCTTCATGCTCTTCTGCAGGTGTCTTGATCTGGCAGGATGCTACAGAGAATTCTTCATAACCTTTTTCTACCAGGAGTGTCAACGCTCTCCATCTTCGTTCTCCGGCTATGATACGGTATTCACCACGATCGCATGGATCGTGTACCACCGTCAAGTTCTCTAATAAGCCTACGGCAAGGATATCCTGTGCCAGCTGTTCAATATCCGGAATAGAATAGAAATTCTTGTCGTTGCTGTACATCTGCTTGATCGCGATATCCTTTGTCCGGAATCTTGCTTTTGTTTTATTGTCTTCTGCTGCCGCCTTCGTCTTATTGTTCAATGCGTCCATCACATTCCATCCAGTAGCCATCTATCTATTCCTCCTTGCTCTTCTCCAGGCAGTTCCTTTATTCTTCTTCCGGTTCTCTGATAATTTTCTGGTGGTGATTACTACCGGATCATCATTCCCTCTCAGTCTTTCTCGCATTGCCCTAAACCGGCTGTTCATCCGTCTAATGCTGTCGTTCATTGTTTTCCTAAAGCATCGTGTTGCAATCGTAACTCTTTCACGCTCTTCCTGCGTCAGGATGTCTTCTATCGGCTTATTAATTCTACATATTGTTTCCAGTACACTTTCGGGCAATCTCAGTCCTGTCTCTATCGGTTTCATTGGATTAAAAACTGGCAGGTTCATCTGCTTGTCCAGAAAGGTGTGTGTGTTCATTTTGCCCGGATCTCTTAAAAGTACCGCCGGGATTCTTCCTTCCGGTGGGTTACACCCGTGAATCTTCTTGTATAATTTCTTCGCCTGTCTCTTATTCATCCTGTTCGCCCTCCAGATTTCTTAATAATTCATACGCGACTGCTCTGTAATCCTGGGTTGCTATACACCCCCTAGAGAACTTTGGAAGCGGTACATGTGCGATTGTGGATTTTTCTGCTACTACAGATCTTCGGATTACTGTCTGAAAACAATCGTGTCCGGAATTTTCTTTCAACCACTCTTCTACCTGCAGTGTTGTTTTATTCTTCTGCCTCATTGTGATCAGGACTTTCATCCGGATCCGATCGTTGAACTTCCGGATGCTTTCCAACTGTTCGTCCATGTTATCTGCAGCTTCGATCTCGAATCCTCCGAGTTTCACCGGTACGATCACGAGATCTGCTGCCACCAGTGCATTCATCACTGTCATGTCCATGATCAGACCGCAATCGATGACACAGTAATCGTAAGCAGCTGCTACGTCTTCTAAGTCTTCTGCTAGCCTTAAGATCTGATTTCCTTCCTCCGTCTTCATCAGGTACATGTTGGTATTCATCAGATAGCCGTTACACGGGATAATATCTATCCGGTCGTACGGTGTTGTCTTGATCAGTTCGGATGTAGTGTACGTACCACCTTCCCGTTCATGGTTCTCCAGCAGATCCGGAAGTCCTCTTCCTTCTGGATCATATGCCCCGTAGAGCATAGATATATTCCCCTGCTGATCAGCATCGATCACCAGTACTTTCTTTTCTTGTTCCTGTCCCAGAATATAGGCAATGGATGCGGCCGTCATAGTCTTGCCGATTCCGCCTTTCTGGTTCATTACCGCTATTATCTTCATGATGCTTTTGCCTCCTGCTTTCTACTCATTTCCCAATTCAGAAGAGCTTCTGTCGCTCTCCTGTAGCACTCCACCCAGTTTCCATCCTCTGTCTCAGCTTTTACGATCTGCTTTTTCTTCAGTCCAATTCCCTCATAGATCTTTATGTAGCCTTCCTGTGCTGTGAACCTGGTATGCACTCTTAGTTCTCTTCCTCTTTTCGCAAGGTTATAGACCTCATAGAATTCTTCTATGCTCTTTCGTTCTCGTCCATCCATATTTTCTTTTCCCTACGCTTCAGCCCTGTGACTTTCCCGGCTTTCCATACACTATCGTTATCCTCTGTCATTTCCATCAAATTTCCAAGCGTCAGATACTCTTCCAGTACCTTAATAGCATCGTCTGCTGTGTAGCAGGTGGCCACATAGTGTCCATTCCTTGTCATATCGCGCAAAAAATCCACTTGGCTGTCCTGCAGTCTTCCTTTGTCATACTTCATTTCGATGTACAGGCCAATGTATACACCTTTTGCGTATGGCAGATGCAGATCTGCTACTCCGGACTTAACTCCCATGCTCTTAAGCTTTACCGCCTCTGCTTTGTTCCTGCTGCCGCCGTTCGGGATATGATGCAACCATTTCAGTTCCGGATAACGGTTCTCATTCCACGCCGCCCAGTTGCATACGTGGATCTGTTCTGTATCTTCACTTCTTCTCATGTTTTTAAGCTTCATCCAGTTCTACCCCTTCCCAGTTGAATCTCTGTCCACATCTCTGGCAATAGTTCAGATGACCTTCTTCATACTTCTTGCGATCCGTTATGTACTGCTCCTTACAGTTTGCGCAGCTATATACGATTCTCATTTCATCTGCATATGTCACGTTTGGTTTCTCGCACTGCATTGCTGTCTTGATTAATTCCATGTCCATATCATGCTCTTTGCATACTTTCAGGCACAGGATAGGCGCATCAGCATCTATTACTACTGCTGCCTCTACGTCATATCTTTTTCTTCTTTCCGGATCTGCTACAAGTACTTTACATTTGCTTTCTGTGTCAAATTCTTTTAAATATTCAATCATTTCTCCTGCTGTTCTATTCATGATTTAAATTCTCCTATCCAGTTTAATCATTGTGTAACGACGGTATTTATATCCCGTCTTCGGGTTTATTCCTTCCCACATCCGTGCTATGTAGTAGCCTTTCTTCGGCTTTATCTCTTTCTTCCACCGATAGAGCTTGTCCGGATGTGGCTTTGGAAGTGGCATATTCTGAGAGCATCTGTAGCTTGATTCTCTTATTCTTGGCTTGGATTGTGTTCCGTCTTTCTTTGTTTCTGTCGAATATTCATCTTTCGTCAAATATTCAGCAAGTTTCAGCATATCTTCGCTGTAATAATCACTATCTTTTATCTTGGTCAGCCACGTACCGCCTTTATCCCATGCGTTCTGTACAATGCTTGCTGTGTCACCTACTTCTTTGACCACAAAATGTATATGCCACGCACCTTTTGTACCTCTTTCAATATTCCGGATATAGAAGTTTTCATATCCTCTCTTCCGGATTTCTCTTCTTACCTTCCTCATAGCATCTCCAAAATGTTTTATTGCCTCCTTCATCGTTGCCGGTCTATTCTCTACCTTGTATGTCCATGTAACTAGCAGATCATCTTTCTCGAAGTACTCCAGCAGACGCATCTGACATCTTTTCGTCTTATTCCATCTATTCACCTTAAGGATGTCTTCTTTAGTGGCTTTCTTCTTTTTCTTTCTGGGTAATCCCTTTGCACCATACTTCCCATCATGGTATTCCTGTACTATCAGAACTCTTTCTTTCCGTAGTTTATATGTCACTCTTTTTATCATATTTACAACTCTCTATTGGTCGTTATCTTAATATCTTTATCAAGTCCTTAACGGTGGTATTTCACCACCTCATTTTTCAGTTGGATATCCTGTAAAAACAGTTCACTCCACCCGCGTCTGATACATTGACAACCCCTGAAGTCTGTTCTATAATTTATATAGATGTTATTGACTTTGAACTCATGGTTGTGAGAGTTTTTCGGGATTATCAATGCATCGTGTGCGTACAGCTAAACTTCACCCAGTTTTCTGTACGCTCTTCTTTTATTTAAAAACTATACCTAATGGTCCTTCCAGTCTGCAGTACAACAGTAGCAATGCAATAATTGCTGTCATGTATACAAAAGACAATACAAGTACCATCAGAATTTTATGGATTGTTTTTCCCATAGATTTCTTCTCCTTTCTCTTTTTCTATTAGTTTTTGGATATCCTCCATATCATTTCCCAACAAATTCACTGCAACCCTAAGTTTTCCTTTCGCTGCCGTTACGCTCTCATATGGATATTCCCATTCATCCAGTGCTTTCAATACATCGAATAATGTCTGCTGCATCTGAGATTTTGCAACCAGTTCCATCAGAAGATCTACGGTATCCCATTGTTCTTCTTGATCCAGCTCTACACCCTCCGGTACATTCTCTTTTCCTTTGATCGTAATGCAGAGACCGGTTCTGTTATTCCATTTACATCCTCCGGCCTCCCGCTCCATATACTCCATGACTTTTGGATCCATAACACCTGCTTCGATTTTTTTACCTGCAGGCAGATCCATAATAATAACCGGTGTATCCATTCTTATCATCCCGGAATCCAAATGCATCTTGATAATTTCTCTTACTCTCATTCTCACAGTTGCCCCGTTCCTTTCTTTAGCGCACATGATGTGCACACTGCTCCTTCTAACCTACTTTTCTCAATTACTCCTGCGTCCGTTGGTCGTTTCCAGCACAATTCACCACATACCGGACAGTGTATCTTTTCCCATCCCAGTTTTCCTTCCGGTGTATGGACCACCAAAGGCATACACAACCATCCGCCTCTGTCAGTTGCTTTTCTTGGCTGTATACTCACACTTTTTCTCACAGCACGCACGCTCCTTTCTCCATGTCCACGAATATGTAGGCTCCTGCTTCCTTCATATCGAATGGCGGAACATATTTTTTAGTGAGCTTGTCCTCCAGGCACTTATGATATTTTTCATAGTCTGCATACACGGCCACACTCACCAGATTGTCCAGGATCGCATACTGGTTGTAGCGATCCCCAATCAGCTTCTCAATGCCTTTTACTCTCCGCTGCACTGTCTGTGTTGTTACACCAAACAGCGCAGCAAGGTTCTTTTTGTTTGCATACATCTTTCATCCCTCCTTATGCTGTCTTAATTCCAAGCTGTCGCATGGTCTGGAATCCGGCCAGCATTCCTTTAATGTAGATCTTTTCATCGTCTGAGAGTTCCTTTAACATCGGAATCATCTCTTTTACGTCTTCGATCTGGTTACTTACATTTCTTTTTTCTTCCTGTACTGCTGCCAT